CCTGGTGTGGTAGTAAAAAAAGATGGTGAGGTTGACGCTGTAGCCGACTATATCGATCTTATCAATAAGATTGAATACTATGGTGGAAATGTCACTAATCATGATAGATTATTTGAATCTGAGTTTTACAGTTTTGATCCTTTTATCAACCTGGACAAGCTGGTAAATTATAGCCAATACTACTGGTTACCAAGTGGGCCACCTACAGTAACCATAAGTTCTAATACTCCAAGTTTTGCAGGCAACGTTTTTAATTTTAACATAGATACCAGTACTGGTTCTCGTCAGTACAGCGTTGGTAGTCTAACCAGTAATCCTACTTTGTATTTGACTAGAGGTCAAACCTATACATTTACCATACCCACAGGATCGTTTCATCGTGGAAAATTATTCATTCAAACACAGCCGGGTACAGATGGTGTAAATGATTTTCTTCCACAGGTGAGCACCAGAGAAATTCTAGGCGTAACCAACAATGGTATTGAAATCGGTCAGTCAATGACATTTACTGTACCAGCTCGAGATGCTCAGGACAACCTAATTGATTTAGAATTAGCAGAAGAAGTAAATTATGCTATTGCTGCTGACTTTAATACCATTGACAACATGGTTTATACCAATGGTGCCAGTATTGACAGTCAAGACATTTACCCCGATGATAAACTAGTAATTTTCACCGGCGCTAACAATGCTGATTCTGCCTGGACTGATCGCAATGGTGCAGTTATTGCTGAAGCTAATCGCAGAGGAATATGGCGCACTGATCTAGTAAGATTACCAGATGGAACCAGTCGTGTTCACCTAACTTTTGTAAGAACATTATCGGCCACGCAGCGTGTAAGAATCCTGTCGGGAAATCGCCAAGGGCGTAGTTTCTATCGAGTTGGAGTTATTTTCCAACTTATGCCAATGATCACTGCACCGTTAAATGTACTTTGGTACCATAACGACACAGATGATGTCTGTGGTGAAATACGTATTGTTGATCAAAACAGTCTTGCAATAAATGTTGACAATGACATTGTAGGTAAAAAAACTTACACCGCCAATAATATACGATTTACCAATGGTTTAAAAATACGCTTTGATACCACAGTGCAGCCAAGCACCTATCACAATCAGGTTTACGTTGTAGAAGGCGTTGGCAGTGCTATACAGTTGATTCCTTTCGCTAACTTGTTTGGATCGGATACACAAGATCAAGACTATATTGTTGGCAACAGAGCCAGTGCCGATCTTAACCCTTGGGCACGAGCTAACAGATGGTATCATGTAGATACCATCGTAGAAAGTTATAGAATCAATCGTCTACCACTGACATTTGCCAATACAAGACGTGCACAGCGTCCTATCATTGAGTTTAAACCTAATCTGGAATTGATGAATTCAGGGCGTGTGTTTTTATCTTTAGTTGATACCTTATTTGATAGTGACAGTTATCGTGTGGTAAACGCAGTAAGAATACCTATCAATAATGCATTTACACAGATTGAAAACAAACTGTTTGATGAGTTAGCTCGTGAAAAACTAATACTACGTCAAGGGCAGTTAGTGGTGTTTGCCAATGATACCAGCGAAGTGGTTCGTAATCGAATTTACAGAATTGATTATCAGGATCAAACTACCAGTACTGCTTTCACTGGTACTTTAACAGGTAACATTACCGGGCAGCAAGGACTGCGTCAACTTCGCGGAACTAACACACAGTTTTTAAGTCAAGTGTTTCCTGGAGTAGACATCTTTGATGCTGCTAACCAATTTATTGGACGTGTGACAGCAGTACGGGACAATTACGAATTTACCATTGACAGAGATCTTGCCGCTAACGTGGTTGCAGCAGCAGGATATAAATTTATCAAACCTAAAGTTCTGTTGACTCCTGTGGGTACTGCCGACAATAGGCATTGTATCTTTGTGACCAAAGGCTCCAATCGTAATCAAACCTACCATTATTTGAACAAACGTTGGAATCTAAGTCAGCAAAAAACTGACCGTAACCAAGCTCCGGTGTTTGATGTGGTACTACAAGGCGTTGATAGTGCAACTGGATTATACAATACTATAAGTTTAAGCGAGTATTTTCCAAACAGCGAATTTGCTGGTAGTAAATTGTTCAGCTACAAAACCAGTGATACTAGTCCAATCGATCCCGTACTAGGCTTTGCAATGAGTTTCCAGGGTGCTGCTGATTTTATAGCAGACATCAATTTTGTCAATAATTATGAAGCTGATCAATTCCAGTACACCGAAGAACTAGGAGTATTCACTAGTAAAATTTATACAATTCCGGTAAATCGTGGTTATGTTCGTAAGAACATCGGCCTAACAGACTTTGAACTATTGACTCCATGGAACAGCATAGGTATCTCACAGCCTAGACCTAGTAGACAATATCAAATTATTAGCACAGTGTACGATGGCTATACTAGTTATATTGAACTTGGGGCCAGACCTGAACCTAACCCTGCTGCTGCTGAAGATAGACCAAATATTAGAGTTTATATAAACAATAACTTGTTGACTCGCGAATCACCAACACAGGCTCTTAAGTATACTTACGAACAGGTTGGTGTAAAACATTGTTTGCGTATTGATCCTGCTTTGTTATCTGCTGGTGATCGTATCGACATTGAGTTTTATAGTAGAACAGTTAGTAGTTTGGCTTACTATGAAGTCCCAGACAATCTAGAATTCAATCCACAAAATGAAACTATTACCAATATCAACCTAGGACAACTGCGTCGTCATCTAACACGAGTAGCAGAAAACACACAAGGACTGATTGGACGTCCGATCGGTCAGTCTAACATACGTGATATTGATACAGATCATAGTGCTGGATCTATCATGCAGCATAGTTCTCCATTGACCTATGCAATGTTGTTCTTAACCGACGATAGGCTTAGTTTTATTGACAGCCTTGAGTATGCCAAACGTGAGTATACCAAGTTTAAAAATAAATTCTTAGAACTAAGCACAGTATTGTCTACAGTTCGTGCAGATCGCATTGTAGAAAGTGTTGATGAATTATTAAAAAATATCAACCAAACTAAAAAGCCTGGTGACGCCTTTTATTATAGTGACATGGTTCCATCAGGCAAGGCTACCAAGGTAACACGACTTCCAGTAGTATTCGACACAATAACCAATGCTGTAAAGCGTAGTTATGGTGCTGTTGGTTCTGCATTTAGCAAAGATAACTTGCCAAGTAGTCGTGCTATTCTAGTGCACTTGGATGATCGTCAATTAGTACTAGACAAAGAATATAAGTTTGATACCAGTGGGTTGATTCGTATAGAAAATTCAGTTGCTCTTTCAATTGGGCAAGAAATTATCGTACGTGAGTATAGCAATACCGACGGATCCTTTGTTCCAGAGACTCCAACCAAGTTAGGATTATATCCAAAGTTTGAACCAATCAAGTATTTAGATAGTACCTATCGTGAGCCTATTCAAGTTATACAAGGACACGATGGAAGTCTTACTCCGGCATTCAATGATTATCGTGATGACTTATTACTAGAGTTAGAACGCAGAATATACAATAATCTCAAAGTAGAGTATAACCCTGTTACTTTTGATCTAGCTCGCGTAATTCCTGGATACTATAGACCAACAGATTATACACTAGCTGAATATAACCGTGTATTGAACACAGAATTTTTAAAGTGGATTGGTCGCAATCAAGTTGATTACAGTACAAATAATAATTTTGTCAACAATGACGAATTCAGTTACAATTATAACAGAATAGTAAATGATCGCAATACTAGGTTACCTGGGTACTGGCGTGGTATTTACAAATATTACTATGATACTGACAGACCACATACTCATCCCTGGGAAATGCTTGGCTACACAATCAAGCCAACCTGGTGGGATGCAAATTATTCTTGGACTGATCCAGTAAAACGAGCCAGTTTGATTATTAGTATCACTCAAGGCATGGTTGGTAATCCTACTAATCCTGTAACAAATCAGTTATACGCTAGACCTGGCTTTAGTCAGGCTGTACCAGTGGATTCTGCAGGGAATCTGGTTAGTCCTTTACGTTTAGTTATACGTGATTTTGATAGTGCACAATTCGATCGAGGATTTAGCATTGGCGACCATGGACCTGCTGAAACCGCATGGCGTCGTAGCAGTGAGTATGCGTTTGCTGTACAAAGAGCCATGGCTTTGTTAAAGCCCGCACGTTATTTTGCGATGACAGCAGACACTAGCCGCATAGTTAAAACAGACATCAACGGTTTACAATATGTTCATAGAACCACAGGTAAGCGTTGGGCCACCAGTGATGTCACACTAAACGGCGAATTACGAAATGGCCAAACTACTAGAGCAAGTGGTTACATAAATTGGATATTGGGTTTTCTAAGTGGCCTAGGACTAGAATCCAGCGCATTAGTAAGAACTAGTCTAAACAATATTACAGTAAATCTTGTACATAGATTGGCTGCATTTACAGATAAAAAGTTCATTGATGTGTTAGCTGATCAAGGTAGTCCAACCAGTATAAATGATACTGTGGTGATTCCTAATGAAAACTATCAGTTGACAATGAGTGCGGGAACACCGGTACGCAAAGCTACTTATAGTGGTGTTATAATTGAAAAAACCAGTGCTGGTTGGTTGGTAAACGGTTATGACTTAGCCTATCCTTATTTTACAGTGATACCTAGTGCAACTACCGGTAATAGTCATACCATTGATGTATTAGGTAACCGTGTTACTGTATTCACAGATTTTAGAAACGAAAAACTAATTGTACCATATGGTTTTGAGTTTAGCACTATTCAGCAGGTTGGTGATTTTCTAATCAGTTACCAACGCTATCTTGTTAGCCAAGGGTTTCAATTTAATTACTATGATCCCGTGCTGTCAGTGGCACGCGATTGGGAACTTAGTATACGTGAATTCCTAACGTGGACCACGCAAGGATGGCCTGAAGGCACAGTATTGATTCTAAGTCCAGTAGCTGATGTATTGAATTTTTACAGTGCTAACACTGCGGTAGATGGTATCTACAATCGTAGTTACAACAGTCAAATTCTTGGGCCAAACTTTAATATTATTCCCAATACAGAATTCACTGTATTAAGAGATAGTAAAGTTACCAAAATTACCACTATCAGTGGTCAAACTATTGCCTTTGCTCAATTCAATCTTGTTCAGTACGAGAGTTTGTTGATATTTGACAATACCACAGTGTTTAATGATGTATTATATCTACCTAACTTAGGCAACAGACAGTATAAATTAAAAATTGTTGGTAGTGTAACTGATGGGTGGGATGGCGATTTAACGCCACCGGGATTTGTTTACCAAAGCGGTAAAGTAGATGCTTGGCATGTCAACACCGATTATCGTAAGGGCGATGTTGTTAAGTACAAGGGTAAAAATTATACAGCAGTACAAAATATCACTGCCGCTGCTACATTTAATTACAACTACTGGGTAGAACTAGATAGTATCTATGATGCAGAATTGATACAAAACTTTGCACATGATGCAGCACAGTTCGAATCATTTTATGATGTAGACAACTTACCAATTGATGAAAACTTTTCTAGATTCGCTATGAGTCTAATAGGTTATCGTAATAGATCATACCTAGAAGATCTTGGGATGAATATGATTACTCAGACTAAGTTCTACCAAGGCTATATCAAAGAAAAAGGAACCTACAATGCAGTACGTGCTCTAAGCAGAGCACATTTTGACAATCTTGATAGTTCAGTTGAAATTTATGAAGAATGGGCCGCACGAGTAGGCGAGTATGGTGCTATTGACAGTAACCCAGAAATCAATTTGATTATTAGAGAAAGTGTTTACAATGATAATCCTATAGCATTAGAATTTTTAAATTATAATGAGTTACCTACATCGCTTAGTGTGCCTGCGGTATATCCTAATCAACTGTTGACTAAAAAATTAGATTATACCAAGCATATATTCCTTAATCGTAATCCAGATTTCAAGACTGAGCTAAATCATATAGAAATGTTTGGTGACAGCTTAATCTGTGGACAGAAACCCAAGTCATTGGTAGCATACAGTATTGCAGGAATTGAAACAGCTTCCTATAGTGTAGAAGTCATTCAGGCCAGCGAAAACTATAGTGTTACCATGGTGTATTCCAGCAACGGCACGACTATTGTAGACAGCATTGGATCTGGTGTAAGGTTTGATCTGCGTATAACCAGTGAATTCCTAATAGAAAGTCTTGAATATCAAATCGACGAAGTTGCGGCCGACGAACAACCGGGAACTATTTCTGGTCTTGGCGAATTATCAGCCGGCGAAGTTGATCCTGGTACTATAATAAATCTTCATGTTACTAGCTTAGATTCAGAAGATTTAAGCTACAGTATCGAAGTACCTAGCCCTGAAGATATTCCTGGTAGCACCACCGACACTGTGCGTTTGGTTAAAACTGTTAAAGCAGGCGAGCAGATTAAGTTTGGTGTAACTGGCATAGACAATAATGAAACGTTATGGTACAGTATTGAAACACCCACAGACAATGATGCTCCGGGTGCTATGACCTATGACGAGTTTATAACTGCTTGTACCATAGATCGTGTAACAAATCGTGTGCCAGACACACCTGATTATTTGCTGTATGAAGCATTAGATGATGATATTCGCGCCGCGGTGATTATTCGTTCTGTTGGTAATAGTACTAGTGGCAACCTGCTCTACGGCGAGGATGGTGCTAACCAATTATGGCCAGACGAAATCGATGCTGACATTGTTGTTATAAATCATGGCATGCGTGATGCAGAGCGTAATATTAGTTTAGGTGAATATAGAAATAATCTGATTCAGCTTAGAAAGAGATTGCCTGCACAAAAAATTGTAATCTGGTTGACGCCTACACCAATCTATACCGGACTAACAAATATTGTGGCGCTGCCGGATCCTAGACTAGAATGGGCTAGAAAAGTTGATATCAATAATTATGTCACAGCCATGCGCCAAGTTGCACGATTGTATGGTGACTATTTGGCGGATGCTACTAATATCCCAAATTGGTTTAGTTATTTGACTGAGGATGGCATACATCCTAATCAAGAAGGTTATCGTGTTTTAGTAGATACAGTGTTGGCTCCACAGGTACGAGAAGCTATACGCGACCTAGCCAGAAGAAAACTTAAGAAATACGAAGATGACATAATCAGTGCTGGTTATGTAAATCGCAATGATGTTGACGAATTGATTTTTGACATAACCCAGTACGTGCCAACCACTGCTAGACTTGAAAGCTATTATTCAGGCTACAAAATTTGGGTAGCCAAAAACTATGACAAAGATTGGCAAGTCTATAGACTGCATAAACATGATCTTAATGTAATTGCTGCTGAGCCAGAATTAGATAGTAGATTTACTTTTGTTTGTGATAGACCACATAATCTTAGCATCAACGATGCTGTGGCAATTCGTAATATCAACTCAGTGATTGATGGTTTTTATCAAATTTATCAAGCCGATGAACTTACATTTACTGTATTCGGTACTGAAGAAAAAATACGCTACCTCGACGGCAATGATGTAGCAGGCGAGTCTGGAGAATTATTTGCATTTGTTAAAATGCGTTTTACTTCAATCAAACAACGAGATCTAGCTGAGCCTGTCGGTGGTTGGTTAGCAGATGATTTATTGTATGTAGATGACACTGGATTTGGAACTTGGGCAGTGTACCAGCCTCGTGTTCTTGATGTTGATTATGTAACTGATTATGTAGACACTGTGGTCTTAAGCAATGTTTACAGTGTTGTAGCACACGATTGTGATTTTCCTGATGACAGTTTGGTAACAGATGTCAGCGATGGTGAGGACATAAACTTTTGTGTTACTAGTGCCAACGAAACAGAAACCTTGTATTGGACAGTTGAACAGCCGGCTGGCGACGATCTTGTGGCAACAGTGGTCACCACAGGAATCAGTAACACTTTATTGACAACTACTCAGTTAAGGTCTGTGAATAGATATGAGCTAGTAGAAGTCAAGCGTGAAACGCCTAAGGTTGACATTGACAGCATAAACAATCTTTATCTATATGATTATATCAGTAAGCGAATACTGGCACGTCTAGATATATTAGATCCTGCCAAAGGGCGTGTATTAGGTGCTGCTTTACAAGATATTGATTTTACTAGTACCTATGATCCAGCTCGTTACAGATATGCTGAAAATTATATATCTACTCAAATCGACACAGAATATTACTGGGGCGAGGAACAAGTAGGTACTTACTGGTGGAACATAGATACTTGTAGGTATTTAGATTACGAACAAGACAGTCTTGATTATAGGTTAGAGAATTGGGGTAAACTATTTCCGGGATCATCGATTGATATCTATGAATGGGTCAGCAGTGATGTAATTCCTTCTGTATACGTTGATCAAGGACGCGAAGGTATTCCGTTGTATGCAGATGATTCACGTTACTCAATGAGAATTCATCTGGATCCAGCTACCAATTCTTATCGTACAGTCTACTATTTCTGGGTCAAAGGACGTATTCCACGCTATAACAAGAACAAGCGAAATAGTACTTACGTCATTGCAGACATGATAGCGAATCCAATTCAACAGGGTATACCATATCTTGTAGCACTGCGTGATAATTCAATCGCATTGTATAATGTTGGCGCATACCTACAGAACGACACCACTGCACTATTTGTTAGCAGTAAAAAATTGATCAATGAAAACATTGTTCATACTGATTACCAATTGATCCAAGAGGGCAATGAGGACAGCAAGTTTCCTGCTCGTGTAGAAAACAAAATAATTGACAGTATAGCTGGTATAGATGCTTACGGCAGATATGTGCCGGATAATAATTTGTCTACCACAGAAAGGGTTGGATACGAGTTATTCCCAAGACAGACTGTTATTGCTAATAGGTTTAAGGCTAGACGTAATGTGGTTCTTTATGCCAATGAAGTAATGGCACGTTATCCTGTTGCGCGACGTGTGATAGATAGATACCGTGTTAGCAATGATAATTTTTACGCAAGCCATGAACCGGTAGCCGGGGATTATGATATAGCTATTGCTAATTTTGCTTCCTTGGATGCCATTGTGCCAGTAAATAACAATCGTGTTTTGGTACAGATTGACGAAGCTTCGGACAATTATTGGAGTATATATCGCTGTGTAAAAATATTAGACCTTGCGAACACACCCGACCAAAACGCAGATCAATACTATAACTTGTACAACAAGATCATAGCCGAACAGAAAAGTATTAGACAGCCCAATGGCGATATCATTAAGAAATACAATATCTTTGGCTACAAACGTTTACAACGTCAGAGCTATAAGGTACCCAACCATTGGAGTTTTATCAATTGGTACGCAGACGGATACAGCGACTTAACTGTACCTACATACACTGTTGATCGTGTACCTGACCTGCATAAACTACAATTACATGATGGTGACACCGTAAAGATTCTGCAAGTACCATTTGGCACTGTAGATTTTCAGAATCCAAATAACACCATGCTGCAAAAATTTGAGATTTATCAATTCACATTGGTAGATGGTAAGTTAGAACAGCGTTTAGTTGGACTACAGGATGGTACAATCAAGATCAGTGAAAACTTTTTCCTTGAGCAAGGCTTTGACAGCACTGCCTTTGACAGCAATGAATTTGACTTTAGTATTGATACCGAATTTAGATATATCCTTCAAGGACTTAAAGAAGATATATTTGTTGCTGACTTGGAAAATGAGTATAACAAATTATTGTTTTATATCATTGACTATATACTAGGCGAACAGCGTTATATTGATTGGTTTTTGAAGACCAGTTTCATTACCTTAAAATATCGTGTAAATGGACTACTTCAGTCGCCTAGTTATGTACAGGATAGACAACAAAACTTCGAAGATTATGTACAAGAAGTCAAACCTTATCGTGTCAAACTACGTCAATACATTTTAAATCATGGGCAAACTGATGTTCTAAACACAGGTGTCAGTGATTTTGATTTGCCTGCTTACTATGATTTTACTTTGAATAGATTCCGTAGTCCCAATGGCGAAATAGATTACATTGACGAACTGCAATTGGCTAAACCTGAATACAGAGATTGGCTAAACAACCATGGATACAGTTTAGCAAATGTTGCTATTGCCAGCGGCGGATACGGATATTTTGGTTGCCACGATGGTAGAAACACTCCATCACTGATTATAGATCGAACCGATACAGAAACCGGCGCTAATGCTGTTGCACGTTTAACTGTCGGTGGTACAACATCAGCTATTAGCGCAGTCACAGTGACCAATCCTGGATCTAATTATATACAAACTCCGCGAGTAAGTCTGATTGGATATGGCGGTACCAGAGTAAATGATCTTATTGTAGACGATTATCGTGTGGTCGCTGTTGGCAGCAATGACACTTCAAAAGGTGCCAAAGCAAACTTTGGATTATACAAACAACGTCGTAATTCACTGACCAATTTGTATGTTAGTACCGATGCAACCTATGTATTACATAAAATTCGTAGATATGACGGTAAAGTAACATTCACTGGCAAGTACCAAACAGCCAGCAGTGCCGACGAAGCCCGCAAATTGGCATTTGAACTCAGTATAACCAATGCTGATAGTATTGTAGTAATACATACCTATGGCGATGCTGCTGCGAACAGAATTGATGAGCTACAAGACCAAATGTATCGTTGTGGTGCCAGTGAAGAAGTATTTGGTTCCTTAAACTTTATGACTGGTGCAGCCTATATACTAGTAGGCATTCCTGGTGTAGGCAAAGGCAACGGCATAGAAAACTACTGTGGGCTTGCTGCAAATAGCAGTACAGCATATGCTAGTTTAGTGTTTAGGCTACAGCGTGGACGGTTAGTACCTATTTCTGCAGATCCGCATATTTACAGCATTGGTGCACCGGTGGCATTTCCTACCAGCTTTCCAGAAAATCAAATCTTTACCTATGCTAATAAGCAATGGATTAGACTTAGCAACGAGTCAACTCGTCCTGGTTGGGCAGTGTATAAAAAACCCGTTGGCATGCTGGCAGGCGAAAAAGAATTTGTTCGTGCTCAATTAGTACCAATATTGGGTAACAATCCTGTACGCAAGATCAAAACTGTACTGCGTTTCGATCGTATAAGCAGGGGCAGTAACTTAGTTGATTGGGCGGCTAATACAGCTTATAGTGCAGGCATTTATCTAGTTTACGGCAGCAGAGTTTATCTTGTTAAAGAAAACATGCCTGCCAGTGCAGTATTTTTATTCAATAACGTAGAAGAAGTAGGTGCCGATGCTGCTCTAGCTGCAACCAGAAACTATAGAAATGGTTACTTTGACAATGCCAATGACAGAATAATGAGTTACTATGTGCCTAGCGAAAGTAATGGCAATGTACCAAAAGAGTTATCACGATTGGTAGATGGTCTACAAGTTACTAGCAGTATTGTGGCATCGCAGGCAATTGGTCCCGACACAATATTGTTAGGTGATGCTCAAAGCAGTGATCAAGGTATACTTAGTGGTAACATTAAAGTATCCGGTGGACGCTTTGTAGACAGTATGTTTAGTGTAAGCCCTGAAGAATTATTGCCGGGAATCACCTACGATACTATAAACATTAGAGTAGAGGATCAGAGTGATCCTACAAAAAATGTTAAAATCTTTGTGAACATGAATCGTCAAACTAGCTATCTTACACATGGTGCAGTTTATGCAACCACGCTGGCTCAAACAGTAAATATCAACGATACTACAATTACTGTGCAGGATGGCAGCGTACTGGCTGAACCAAACGTGGGAACATTGACTCCAGGAATAATCGAAGTAAACGGAGAAAGAATTAGTTACTATACAAAAACAGGCAACGTGCTAGGGCAATTGCGTAGGGGTGTAGGTGGTACAGGAACTCCTGCCCAGCATCTAGTTGGCAGTCGTGTAGAGGATGTTGCTCAACGCAGAGTGATTCCTGCCCCAGTATCTAGTTCACCGTTATAACCCAGGAAATTAGCTATGATAAATATAGAAACAACTCAACCTGAACCTCAAGAACCAGCGCCAGAGTCTGAAGTTGATGATACCAGTGGTATTGTGGTAACAGGATTTTTACGTATTTCGGATCCCGAGTCAGGTGAAATTATTGTGCAAGGTCGTGCTTAAAAATGGAAACAAACAGAATACAAATATCTGGACATGTAAAAATTTGGGATCCTGAAACCTCGCAGGTATTAGTTGATCGCCATAATGCCATACACTATGAAAATATCAGTGAAGCATTAGCCTTTAGTCTAGCACACAAAGGTAGTAATTTTGTTGCCGAGATGCATTTTGGCAAAGGTGGTACCAGTATTGATGCCACTGGTGCTATTGTATATTTGCCACCCAATGTCAACACTCAAAACAGTGATTTGTACAATCCTACATTTTTCAAAAGTGTAGATGAAAACGATGAGAATAACGCAGACCCAATAAGAAATAACATGAGTATTAGACATATTCCTGGCACAGTCTACAGCGATGTGTTAGTAACTTGTTTAATTGACTATGGTGAGCCTGCAGGGCAGTTGGCATTTGACAATGCCAGCACCATGGAAAGCAATTTTATTTTTGATGAGTTAGGCCTTAAAGGATGGAGTGCAGCTGGTCCCGGAACTGGTAAATTACTAAGTCATGTGGTATTTCATCCTGTACAAAAAAGTATAAATCGCTTGATACAAATTGATTATACCATAAGAATACAGAGCTTGACTAATCTTACTGCATGAGTGAATAAATGGATTACTTAATAAACAAAGCCAATGGTGATCTGCTAGTAAGAGTACGTGAAGGTACTCTAGATACTACCACTACTAGTCTAGCCCTGGTAGGCAAAAACTATTCGGGCTACGGTGAAAGTATCAATGAAAACCTGGTGCACTTACTAGAAAGTCATGCAGGTGAAACTGCACCAAGAGCGCCGTTGCGTGGTCAATTATGGTTTGATAGTGTTACTAAAATTCTTAAAGTCTTTGATGGATTAGAATTTACCAATGCGGGTAATGGTATCACACTAGATCAACAAAGCAATGTGTTACACTACCTTACATTTGTTGAAGTAGAATCCGGTGCACCACCATTTAAAACAGCCAAAGAAAAAGGGATAAGTTTTCATCCACTAAGTGGGCATGTTGGAATAAACAAGGCCAATCCCAGTGCCAGTATGTTAGAAATAAATGGTGGTACTACTCCTATAAGAAATCTAGCGCCACCAATCAGTACAGTAAATTTAGGCGAAACTGTGGTACATGTTCATGGTGACGATAATAAGAGTTCCAGACTTGTAGTCGACAGTTATGGGCATCTTATCAATGAAAGTGTATTTGGCTCGAGTGTGAACCTGCGTCGTGCTAGAAAAATCAATAATAATCTCACTGCGCTGCAAATTTATGACACCATTGGTGGTGTATTTGGTCATGGTTATGATGGACAAAGTTACACCAGGTTCCAAGCTGGTATGGTATTTAAATGTGCTCAAGACTGGGACAATAGTACTCATGCAACTGACATTGAGTTTTGGGTAACTCCAATTGATGGATTGATACCACTCAAAAAAGCTACATTACATGGCAATGGTGATTTTAGAGCCTTAGGCGATGTGATAGCCTTTACCAGCAGTGATATTAGACTTAAAACAAATTTACAAAAAATCGCAGATCCACTACACAAAGTTGCTAGCCTAGATGGCTGTACCTATAATTATAATGAATATGCTATTGGTAAGGATCAAACCAAACGTGAAGTCGGTATCATAGCACAACAAGTTCAAGAAGTTTTACCAGAGGCTGTAGAAAAACGTGAAGATGGATTCTTGGCTGTGGATTATGCGCGAATGGTTCCACTGCTAGTAGAAGCTATTAAGGAACTCAAAACCCAAATTGATGAGTTAAGTAAAAAGGTTGTGACGCTACCCAAGTGGACTAATGAACCTAGCTTAACTCCATTATCACTTAAACAAATTCAAGACGAATTTGGTTGTGAGCCAATAAAGTTTGCAGCGTTTATTCCTCCCCCACTGCCGGGCCCAGCTGTCACCAGCAGTACTACTGCTGGTATAATAATTGGACCTCCTACTACTGCTGGTGCAACAACCAGTGGACCCGTTGTATTACCTAATCCCTTTGATGGTTACAACGAAACACTAGCAACCACACCTGGTGGTACGTTGTCTGGTGGCGTATACACAGTAACAATTACCGCTAAAACTACTTTAGAAATTAGATTAGCCAATGGCGTACCAAATACCACAGTTGACTGGAAAAGCAGTCGTAGTTCTGATAATTACACACTAGGTCCAGCTAATCGGCAACCCAGTGGTGGATATGTAATAAAAGAATTTTTCGAAACCACTGGTACTTACGTATTTCGTGCTACGTTTACACCGACGCAACATACCAGAGTGTTAAATGTTATAGTTATTGCTGAAGCTGTGGATGATCCAAGACCGCTTACAGTAACGCCAGTTACTAATCCTATAGAAAGCTATCAACCAGTGCAAGTAAGTATCACTGGGCACCCAGGAGATACTATACGTTGGTTTTACATAGATCCTGATATCGATGATCTATACTTTGATCATTATCCTGACGTAGCTGCAAGTTATGCGCTGAACAACCAAAGCAAGAGTAAGAGAACCTTTGGTGATGACCACTTTACCCAATTTGGTAATGGCGAAGGTCGTAAAAATTATGCAGACCTACAAAAGTTGCCACGACCCGTCGACGGTGAAGTTAAATTAAGTGCAGCAGGAACTGCTACAGTTGATATTAGCGCAGGCAAAGGTTATCTAGGACGCAGTACTCTGTATAGTTGGAATTTTGTAGGTTATAAAAGCTCAGGTGTTAAGTTGGTAAATTTTACCATTAGGCCAACCTATTATATACAGGTAAGAGGTGCTACCACTGCAAAATTAAATAATACAGTTACTTTGGCCATTTGGGGACCTCCTGGGGATACAGTTACCTATACAAGATTAGATAATAATGTAGCCAATACGATTACACTGGACTCAACAGGTGCCGGCACATTGAATGTTACATGGTTGACTTCTGTTCAGACTTATGATATCAAGTTTAAAGGAATTAAAAGCAGTAATACAGTATATCATGGTATTACTGTAAGAAATTACGTTATAGCAGTTTCGCCTACTAGTACAGTGGTGGAAACTGGAGATGTAGGCACACAAAAGGCTTTGGTCACAGTCACCGGGGCGCCCGGTGAAACTGTAACGTATGTATGTTCTAGTTTAGCTGTGAACAACCGTGGTACATTTAAATTAGACTCAGCCAATGGCACAGCTGAAGGCGATATTATAAACGGCAGTTATCTTGCTCCTGGGACTTATGTTTGGAATCTTACGGGTAGTATTAGCACCAACACTGTAACTTATACTTTAGTAGTAGTTAAGTACAATGAAATTATTGGTCCGGGTACTAGTCCTTATAATAATCCTATACACCAAACCATACGAATCACAGTCAGTGGAGGTAAGCCAAACACTGGTCTTTATTATAGTTGGACCGGGCCCAATGGTATTACAGGGTCTAGTGATGCAGTAGGACCCGGACTGTCCGGGCGTTATGCAATCAAGTTAGACAGCAGTGGTAATTATACAGCTTTAGATGCCAGGTATGGTGTTGCAGGAACATACACTTATAAATTCGAATTTGAAGGCAGTGGTAACACTAGACAGTATGTGGTAAATGTAACATCGCAGTTATTTACAGTTGAACATAAAAATTACACTATAAATCAATACTTGTCTGCGTACCATTGGGATCAACCTATTCGAGTAACAATCAAGTCCAATCCCGGTGATAGGATTAAAGTTGGTCGCCCAACTTATCCAACTCTTAAAGAAACATATGAGGAACTAGGTGATTCTGCTGTAATTAAGCGTGAAAGTGTTATTTACTATGAAGGTCAATTAGAATCCTTAATCGATACTAGTTATTACGGAAAAAATCTAAATGGGTTTCCAGAAAGAACCATTGTTAGTACAGGTGACGACCTTGTGGATATAAATGGTTCGGTAGCAGCAGGTATTCCATTTATTACACAGTTCAACAAAGCAGTAAAAGGATACAAAGACGCAAGGGACTTGGAAGGACAACCGATTAAGACTGTTGACTTTGTTGAATTCATACCCTATGAATTTAGTTTTACTAATTTAACAACATCTCGGGTAATCACTCAAACTATCTACATCTATAAGTATGTGGATAGAACGTATTACGATGTCAGTGGCGACAGCGGTGGTGGGCTCAGCAGCGACGGGTCTGCTCCTGGTGACGGCCCTTCAGAATAAACAGTCATAAGTAATAATATGTCTAAACAATTTATTGTACGATTAAGAAAAAACGGTAAGATTGTAGCTAACTCACAAATAGTTACTATAAACGGCCTAGGCGATGGCTCGGTTAGTTCCAATGATTTTTCTGATCGTATCCTACGTGCGAATTTTACCACGGTCAGTGGCGTAGCTAGTTTACGCAAGATAGTTACCACACCCGGCTGGACCTTAATTGCAACAAATCCCACCATCAACGGTGGTATAAACTTAAATTTTAGTTGGTCAACCACACGTAGAACTGTTGATGCTATTAGTTGGTATGCTGTTTATCCTGATACCACAATCATTTATTCTGGACCAGCATTACCAAACACTGGTTCACCATTTAACTTGTATACACCCGGAACCTCAGGTAGCTTTTTTGTGCCTACCACACCGGTTGGTACAGAGCAGCAATTTCAAATTGTTTTGTATAACGGAAATCTTAGTTCAGGTACATTTTTAGCAAGATCGGGAACATGTACAGTACAAGCATTGCGTTTAGAAGTTTCTGGTGCTAGCCCAATCAATGTAGGTAATACTGTATTGGTTAAGATCAAAGGTGCACCATTTGAAGTGGTAAACTACACTGGAGAAACCAGTGGACAGGTTACACTAGATTACAAGGGCGACTTTTACGGTAGCTTGACCAGCAGTGTTACATTAGGCATCGGAAATTATACTTGGACATTTGACGGTAGTATAACCGATAACGTAGAACAGTTGACAGTAAAGATTACCAGTGGTAAAGCACTGTCTGTGACTGGACCTAGTAAGGTTGCCAAAGGCAAAGTGTTTACTGTGTTTA